GAAGGAGGACTAATTAGATGGCATTTGACGGCGGAGTAACTATTACAGATAAAACTAAACTGAAAGTTTTTTCTATGGAAGGTAGTGCCGCAGATATGCAAGAGCAATTGAGATTGGCTATTGCAAATAATGATGTAATTATCGCCGCTTCTGTAGATAATAGAAGGCTTACCGTAGTATGGTATGATGTAGCATAAGAGTAATAAGTGAAAGTGTAGCGTAGAGAATTAGTGAGAGAATGCCGGTATTGAGAAAAGAAATAACCCTTGACGATGGCTCAGTCATCGAAGTCAAGCAGGTTTCGGGAATGAAGAAATTACAGATAGAAAATATACAAGCCAAGGTCTTTAGGCAATTTAGACACTTTGGTAATCCTCTTGAGTGGGATGAAAAGCAACAATTTGAGTTTGCAGATGCTTTGGATGAAGCAGGTGCAGGTATTACCGCACAAGCACACGCTTGGTTGCCGGATTGCATTGTTACAGAAGGTGTAGACATAGATGACTTAAATTCTGCTGAGTTGCTACGTGTGTTACAATTCGTAAGGGGCGATGAGGAAGAGGCTCCAGAAGGTGCGCTCCCTTTGGAATGATGTGGTCTATAGCACCACAGTTATGTATGGCTTTTAAGGGAGTCACACCGTCAGACTTTTTTGATAGATACGATGGCGAAGGTGGCTTTCAACGCGCTTTGTTAGATATAACAATAGCACAAGAAATGAATGAGCAAATACGTGAGGCCCATTCCCCTGCCGACGTTGGTACTGGGGGAATAAAACGGCTCACAAAAGATGACGCAAACGCAGTCATAGCGAGGCGTGATGCAAGAAGGAGAGCAAGGGCCGAAGCCGAAAGAAAAGGTAACATTTAATCAACAAACAATGTCTTGACATAGTGTAGCGTGAGGTATAGAGTGATGGTGATGAGCATTGAGTAGACAGGGTGCATCCCAAGTATTCTTCGATATAGTCGGTACTTTCCAAGCCGGTAGGCTTATCCGAGATGGAGCCGCTGGCATGGCGGCTTTAGAGGCTTTGATGCTTGATACGTTAGGTGGTATAGGTAATGCTGCTGGCGAATTAAGTATGCAGATAGACCAAGTAGTAAATGCTACAGTACCATTAGCAGAAGAAATAGAAAAATCACGACTTGAGTTTCAAAAATTCGTTAGCGAGGTAAACTCAAGTGCGCTTACTGCTGAAATAGAGCAACTCGGTTTATCCTTTGGGTTTACTGCACAGCAATCACTTAAAGCAGGTTCAAGGATGGCGCAACTAAGCGCATTACTAGGAGAAGAGGTAGTCCCGGCGGCTACAGAAGCAGGTATAGCCTTTGGTCTAATAGGTGACATGGAAACCGAAGACGCTATGAACAGGCTAATTAGTCTACAGCAACAGACTAAGTTTATGTTTGAGGGTACTACGCAAGCGGCTTATAGTCAAATGTCTGCTTTAGAAAGAAGAGACTTGGCTACAAGACAAATGGCTATGACTCTAAACAGACTAAACAGCGTAGAAGACCACTCAGCCGCAACTATGGCTCAGATTACTGCGGTTATGAACGAGTTTGCTTCTCAGGCTCATCTAACTGGAGAAAGTATGGGCTTTATGGCGGCGATGTCTGCCGTGCTTGTTGAGTCGGGAGAACAGCAAGGTAAGGCTGGAAGGTCACTAAGAATGACTTATGCTAGACTCGGTGCAGATATTAATGGTGCCGCAGAAACCCTTGAAAATTATGGTGTAGCAGTAAAGGATTCTACAGGAAGCCTAAGACCACTTTCTGCTATATTAGCAGACTTACAACCTATATGGGGTACGCTTAACTCCGGTATAAAACAGAACGTCGCTCAGCAAGTAGCAGGTAACAGACACTATGTACGTTTCATCAAAATTATGGAAAACTTCGATAGAGTCAAGGCGTTAGAAATAGAGGCAAGAGAACAAACTGCCGCCGTAATGGACGAAGAGGGAAATGCGATAGGTTACTTGGATACCCTACAACGCTCTAACATGGTTACCCTAAAAGGTCTACGAGCCGAGTTAGAGTTAGTCAATTCTGCGATAGGAGAGCGACTTATTCCCGGAGTTATTAGTGCTACACAATTCCAAGTAGATTTCAATAGGTCTTTTGAGCAATTGCTTCATGCCGCGCCTTTGCTATCTGACGCTCTTGGTAGAATAGTCGGTATGCAACAAATGTTAAGCAACGTATTTGCTCCTTTCTTTAGTGCTTTCCTAAACATCAAAGCCATGAATCTTGCTTTGCAGACTCACATGGCGGTTATGAGAGCCGTAAATGGAGAAAGACTGACTATTGCTAAAAGCGAAATGAGTATGACAAATGCAAGAATAGTTTCTATGGCTTCTGAGCAAGCAAACGCTAAAGTTTTGCTGGGTATGAAACACGCCGAAAGAAAGGCATTCATAGATACTATGGCTCTTAGACTGACTGAGGCAAGAATTAGGCATACTCAAAACCAACAAGAGTTACAATCTGCTATGGCTTATCAAAATGTAACTAGATTTAGTACGGCACAAGAGTTGGCTCAACTAAAAATTAAAACTGGTAAAGCAGATGTAGATGAAGCAATTTTAAAAATACAGATTAATCTTAACAAATTACAATCGGGATATGCTTACGCTGCTAGTACAATAGTTAAGATGGAAAGAGAGATAGCCAAGGCTAAAGAAATTATTTTACTAAACTCGGTTTTGATAAATCAAGCACAACAAAAATCGGTAACAAATTTACACCGAGTACAGCAAGAAAACGCCAAGATTATCCAAAGACTTGAGGTAATGATTCCCAAGTGGAGAACAATACTAACAGACGTAGAGAAATTTAAACAAGAACTGATGATGGCTAACGACCAAGTAGAGTTTATGAATTTCAATTTAGATGCTACGTCCATGCATATGAATGCATTGATGGCAGGTTCTATGGTTGCTGATATGGTAATTATGAGCATAGGTAAGACTGTCTTTAAATTGTTAGGTGTAACCGATGCTGGTGTAAGGGCGGCAAGAGTTTCCATGATTGCTATGAATCTAAGCATGGTAGTAATGATAGGCTCAATTGGTGTTGCCATGTCTCAAATGGCTACGTTTATGGCACAAAAAGTAGCAGATGAAAAAATCACAAGGGCAGACGCACAGGCCCATATGCAATTAGCAAGCGCACAACAAGCAGTAGCAACTGGCGCACTTACTGCTGGTGCTGGTCTCGCAAAATTCGCTAAACTTACATTAGGATATACCGCTATTATTATTGGTTTGTCTATAGCAATAGAAAGGGTGTTAGATTTCTTCGGTGTGTTTGATACAGAAATAGAAGAGTTGGCTTTAGATACGGCTAATTTCCAACAAGACTTCCAAAACTTTGACTTTACTATACCCGAAGTAGACATGGGACTAGAACCAGCGATGGAGCAAATGCAAGAATTTTCAAACCGAAGAGAAGAGTTATTCTTTGGTTTTAAGGCAGGTAATGTAACAGGAGATTTGATAAAGCAAGTTACCGTCGGCGGAGTAGATAACTTTGTGGCAAACACAGAAATTATTATGAAAAATGAGTTTCACGGCATGACAACACAAGAAGCGGCGGCTGAAATAATAAGTCTGATACAAGAGGAAGGAGAGAAGCAGGGGTATTCATTTGGTTAGAACCGTAACTAACAAATACGGCGTGTGGCTTTGCGGTTACTACGACGATTTTCTCAGCGCAAAAACTGTAGGTTATGACAATAACAACCCTAATAATACTACAGCAGGTGCATACGCCCATCTTTCTACACACTACGGCAACCCACTTAATGGGGAGGCTACACTCAACCCGAGATATAGATGGGCGATGCCTGAGAGAGCGCAATCAAGTGGTGCAGTTTACAAATTTGCCCCAGCATCTTTGCAATATTATCACAACAAAGGAATGTTTGAGTGGCTAACTCACGATTCTATAAGAAATTATTCTGACAATTGGCAAGGTAGAGCGCAGTTGCAATTCCCCGATAGCCACACAAACGCTCAACAGTATAAATTAGATGCAAGTGGTAGCGATGCATTTCACATATTTACAAACGGACACAACACATCTGATAGATACGTTGTACCATTAGGAGACATTGACTCTTCCTTCGGTAGAGAAACTATGCGTGGTCTTGGCTATATGACCGACTACGCCGCTAAAACAGGTGGGGTTAGTAATTGGGTGGCTGATAGTGGAGGTAATTCTGGGACTGACAACGATATAGCCATAGTTAGGAGAGCGCATTTGACTGGTAGATGGATGGGTGAAAGACTAAAACAAGATTCAGGTGATACTACATACCCATTAGATATTTTTGCTCCACTAGAGTCTCCGTCAGGCCAACCGTTTTTGACCATACAGACATGGCATAAAGCGGGAAGTAGTAGTTTACCTAGTAGCCCTACCATCTACTACCAAGGGTCGCTTAATTCGCGTGGGACTGGCGATTTTTTACATTTCAGAATAGCAACAAGAGCATTTAATGGTGCTGGCGCAGTAACACCCACAATAAACATCAAGGCTGGCTTTCCAAGTACTGGTATAGGCGCAACATACGAAGGGGGCTTGCAAGGAACACCCGCCATTTCCTTTAACTTAGATTTGTCGTCTTACTCTACGCTCCCTTTATTATACGATGGAAATAATAGTAAATTGTCATATACTAATAATAATTCTTGGATTGATGTAGATGTATGGATTGATTATGACAATAACAAATACCAAGTTTATCAAGATGGTGTGGCTGTGGGTAGCCTTACATCTTTTGCTATATCAAGGGCGGCAAAAGATATGTATGGGTGGGCTATACATAGCGTGTCACCAAACGGTACAGCCGACTCAAACGTATCTATTATGTTAGACCGAGCGTCCTTGTATAGACCACTCACAGATAGTATAAAGGATAACGATTTCCCAGGAATATACACGTTTGATTTTAGTAGTGGTGTGAATGCTACGTCTACTATGAAAATATCTGTAAGAGATAAACCACTTGAAACTAATTCAAAGGGCTTTTCTGCGTCGGATTACAAACATCAACTTACAGAAATATTTAAGTCTGAGATTTTAAATGATTGGTGGATGATATTATTTACAGGCGCAGGTGAAACAGGACAAGAAGATATTGCAAACATAGATAGACCGACATGGCGTGGGCTAATAGATAGTATTTCAGTAAAGGAAAACAATCAAGATAGAACAATTAGTATATCAGCCCAAGATACGTTTTCCCTTCTTACCAAACAAGTCTTGCTTTGGGAAGTAGGTCAAGGCAAGGTAAATGACTCCGAAGGTAGTAGTGCTTATTGGGCCTTTGAAGCAGAAGGCATGAAAGATATTATGTATCTCGGTGCAAGCAAATTAAAGCAATTTGCAGGTAACATAGGATTTGAGTCCGGTAATTCGTATAAACCAAGAGATGACCAGAGAACACAACTGTATTCCGGTCATCCTATACAGATGTATAACAACGAAGAAACATATGGGCCTAACTCATTAGAAGACGATTACGAAGGTATGGGTATAGACTACATTATTCACGATGGCACTAATCAATACATTTACCTTACTGGTAACCCAGGATATTCGTCAAGCGATAGTATTACTATAAGGGATACCGATAACGCCGCTTATGACGAAAAAACTGTAACAATACAAAGTGTCTCTACCGTAGACGGACAACAAAGACTGACTATTACAGATGGTAGTGGCTCAGGTGAAATGCAATTTACAGATAAAAAAGCGGCAGATATTGTATATGCAGGTAAATACATAGGAGAATCCATAGGAGCAGATAATCCTGAGTATAGTTTCGATAATGGTTTTGCTACTAACGATATAGAAGCAATAAGTAATTGGCTAAGGTATTTCAATTTGGTTTTGTCACACCCCAAAGGATTTTTCTTAGATAGCGTAAGTGTTATAAATCCCGGTAATGGTTATAACAAACAGTTTAATTATTATACTCTAATAGACGGCGAAAATTTACATCAAGGAGATTTGACTATTTCTGGGGGGTCACCGGATGATACAGCCTTGGCTACGTGGTTTAGCGATGGTGAAGAAATAACACACGTAGAAGTTAGAGAGCCTGGTAGAGGATACGGTAGCGTACCTACCGCTTCGCATTCTGGTATTACAGGAACAGGTACTGAACTAAGGGGTGGCATAGTAACATTTACAGTTAAGGCTACTGGTAGCAATTCTCTTGCTAGTATAGGTAGCGATGTATTAAGTAATGCTGGAAGTATAATACAAGAGCAAAGTGCTTTCAACGTAGATGGTAATAGAAATGCACCGAAATCTGCTATATTTGAGGTCGCTTCTCCAGATGGAACATTGTCTGCAAGTGATATAACATTACAATATGCTGGGTCAGGCTATGACCCTTCTGGTAGTGGTACTGCGGTAAACACAAACATTTTGATAGATAGAGTAGGTGGTAGTACATACACTTTAGACATTACTGTAAATACTATTTTTGCTGATGCAACATTTGTATGTAACTTAGAGGGCGAACCCACTACTGATTTTTACACATTCCTAATGAAAACAGACCCCGAGTTGTTACCAGGCGAAGAATTTGTTATTGCAGGTAAAGCGATAACAGGACATACTGCTAACGAATTAGATAAGATAGAAGGAAAACATACTGTAAAATCTGTAAAGAAAATTTTTAATTATCACGATGGTTCTTACACCGTAGGCACACAAAGATATTGGTGGCAAGTACAAACCTATACGCCATATACATCATCAAGTGCTGAGTTTGGTGATTGGCCTACTAACAATGGGTTACTTGCAAATAGAATAGGGTGGTCTAAAGTTACTGGTGGTACGGTTACCCCTAAACCTACTAGCCAAACTGAAGATATTAGTAATAGAGCAGTACACGCTAAATGGATGCGCGACTTACCTAAATCGTTGTGGTTCCAGTATCACTTTGGTAAAATTCAATATGATTCAAATCCAATTTCTACCGACTTAACACTTAACGGTGCAATTTCCCTTAGCGATACTGAAATACAAATAGACTCTACTACTTACGGCGCTATACCAAATCATGGGTTAGTAGAAATAGAAAGAGTAAAGTCTGCCGCTAGATATGATTTAGTAACAGAAATAAGAGATATATTCATCTATCAATGCAAATATCAAATCGGTAGCAATTACTACATTGGTGGTATTAAGTTTATTAGCGCAGACCATCCTACCTCGGCAGAAACATGGATTTCTACAACCGAAACTGGTAGCATAAATACAACCTTAAACTTCCTAACAATATCATCTAATTACAAACACTTGTGGGTGTTGTGGGCTGACATGAGAAATGACGGTAATGCAGATGCCGATGGCCTTCGTAGAAAAACATCCTTTGGTCTACAGTATCCTTCACATAAAAATTACGATGTAAAGTTGTTATTTGAAGACCAATTCAACGACCAAGGTGAATATGAAACTTATGCCGAACTAAAGCAAGGGGAAGACGTAGATGTATGGGAAATAGATGCTACTAATGACCCCTCAACTGCTGGTGCTTTTTCACACCCAATAGATTACGCTAACGCAAAAGCATTTGCTTGGACTGACGTAAGTAATAGTGGTGGCACGGTAAATATAAATCATACAAATCACGGTTTAACTACAAATGATAAGGTTGCTTTATTTAATATAAATGAGTCAAGTTGGGACGGTGTGTATAATGTAGTTGCAACTGCCGACGCGAACAACTTCCGAACATCCTTAACATACCCAGGAATACCAAGTGTAGTCACAAACTCAAATCAGAATGACGATAGATTCTTCTTCGCTAAAATTACAGGTTCCTATGACGATATTTCTACATATCAAGACTGGCAAAACAAAGCAGGTGCTTTTGTCATAGTAGACGCATCAAAATTCTTTAACATGAATACGTTGGCTAATGACGGCTCGTTTACAAAAACTTCTGGTGGTAAAACAGACTTAGGTGATTACTATGCCGTAAGAGAAGCAGACCCAGTACTAATTGACACGTATTGGAAACAAGCCGCATCTACTGAAATGACTACTGGCGATACTTATAGAAAGCATGAAAATATGGACAGACTAACTACGCAAGTTACAGACTTAGCAGATGTAAAGGAAGGTCAATTTTATCTTGTTCCTACTGATTTAACTTTGTTTAATGAAAATGGGATAGGAAGAATTATTGCCCATAAAGATGAAGACGAATTAAAAAGCGAGTTTTATTACACTTGGAATGGGAAAGTCTCAACTAAAATTTCAGGTAGTTTTGAAACAGTTTCGGTATCAACCTTTGATACACACTTTGTTTGTACCGATAACCAAGGGTCATTTACATCGGACTTAGAAGGTGCATATATCAAAAACACAACTAAGCCATTAGTTGCAGGTGTAGGTGATTCTTGGAAAACTAACTTTATACAAGAATATTGGTACAGAATAAAAACTGTAGTTTCGTCTACCGTCTTGCATATAGAAAGAGTATCTTACTTACCTATTAACCCATTTGGTTCTGGTGGCTTATTTACTTCTCAACCCGGAGAAAATTACAATAATTACGAAAATGGCTTAAACCCTAACGTACTAAGAGCCGTAGATATAGCAGATGGGTGGGCTAATACCCACAACTATCAAATTGTACCACAAATATACAACGTAAACTTAGAGTCTGCTACTAAAGTTACCACAGACACTACATACTCACAAAAAGTTATTGAAGAAGAATTTGCTATAAAACAATCTGAGTATGGTAGAAGAACGGAACCACATTGTAGAGTCGGCATTCTCAATGCAAACTACACAGCAGTTAAAATTTACAACACCGTAGCCGCTGAATATGCCTTTAGGCTAATGATGCATCTCGGTGGCTACGTTAGAAACGAAAACATAGGAACCTTTGCCTTCCACGACAAATTTAGAATGCTATGGAATTTGTCTATATTAGATTCGTGGTGGACTACCACAAGATTACCAACTACATTCGGTCTAAATACAGTACCAGTAACAGATAAAATGACTACATATAACGACATTTCTACACACGATAGATACGGTAGCGTTTACAAGGCAGATAATAAGAAACTGAGTGAAATTATTAGGGGGGTACAAGAAACTGCTGGTACTGGCTCTCTAAATAGTTATGTCAGCACGTTTTCGTACATGATAGGAAGAGACAATAAGATGGAATTTAGACCTAAATTTAACGCAGGTTACGAATTTACAAGAAATAACATAAATCTAACTGCTATGGAAATAAAAAATAACGGGGTAATTAGCAACGTAAGAGTACAATACAATGACGGCAACAGTTTTGTTGATTACCCAGCAACATCATTAGGGGATATTACCAAGTGGAAAATTGTGCAAGCACCACTGGTATTATCTGACAAAGAAGCCGAGGCTATAGCAAGGCGAGAATACGAAAAACACAAAGGTAATGATATAAGAATAAAAATGCAACCAATTAGAGATACAGGTCAAGGGGATGTAATGTTAGATGGTGGCAGATTTGGCTACATACAAGATGCACAGATAGCCTACCAAGGAAATGCAGACCAAAGTACCGAAACTGGTTGGTGTTGGACTAAATTAGGTACAGGTGGCGTATTATTCCCAGGTATGGTAAACGCTCTCGACGGTAATTTAGGCGGTGCAGTAACTAGTACTACAAAAAATACTCGGTATGGTACATCAAAAATAGATGCAACTGCTAATACCGACCGAAATGTATCTGCAAATGACAATTATTACTGGTATGGGTCTAACTCATTGGCTCATGCAGTACAAATTGTCAATGTAAGCAAAAACGCAAACAAAACCAGTAGCACAACAGGAGAAAAACTAAGAGTTGTCCTTGCCCTAAAACCAAATCAAACAATTGTCGATATAGGAAACGCACAGTTTAACTTATATTTGTTAGATTGTAGTTTCTCAACTACTGCTTCTAGTGGCTACGCACCACACCTAAAGGGTATTATCAAGAGTCATAGTGTAAAAACACTAAAACATAGTGGGTTCTACGAAATATCGCTACCTTCTACTTATGGTACTGGTACTATTGTAATATCCTTTAATGCCGAGTATTGTAGAGACCTTATGAGAAGCAGATGTGGCGACCCATCACAAACTACACATGGTTCTGCAAATTATATTTTCGACAATTGTGTAGCAGATATTGTAAGTCATACCGGTGGCTCAAGTATTGAATTAGATACTGGTAATGCAGTAAATGACGCCAGTATATTTCCACTTGGATACAGACCTTATACCGAACTAATATCTGGTTCTATGAGTACAGACGGAAGGCTACTATGGTATGCACCATCTATTACAATCGTTGATGACTTAATGTATGTACCGGGGTCAATAGTAACTTATACTGACGCAGGTATGGATTTCAATGCCGAAAATTTAGTAATACAAGACATAAAATGGTCTGCAAATACCACGCAAGGAGAAAAAGTACAACTTACCGTAGAAAGAGATGAATCGCGCTCAATGGATGGCTTATTGCCTTACATATTAGCAGACCCCGGTAATATGCCTGTACCATTACCGCCTACTGTAAATACAACTGTGCCACCAACTACATCAGACACAGGTAATATTACTAGCGAAGACCAGTTACCCAGCGGAGGCAACAACCCTGGAACTGGCACAGTAGGTTCATTTACAACAGAATCAGCACAATCAATCGACAACTTCGGTAGAGGTCTATCGCGCACCATAAAAGGTGCTATGGCATTGGGGGATAGCGATTTATCTGCACAATCCGGTTTCCATATATTAGGGCAACCAAAAACATCTACTACACCGAGTAATATGCGTGGTATGACAGGCCCAATGCGAATGCCTGTTGTAGAGGGCGCGGCTATTTCCAACGAAACTTCGTTTGAATTACCAGGTATAGGCAAAGAAAAGCAAGGGCAAGGAGAAGCGCCAAGCCCAGCAAGAGATGCTACTCATGCTGTAGAAATAGAAATAAACACACCAGAAGATGCTACTACAAATGAAATAAATATAACAGGAGTACCCTTAATGAATGTAGGTCGTGATGGTGGTAGTACAGGTGTATTGCATATATCGGTTCGGTGTGTGCAAACTGGTGCGTCTGCATCACAATCAATAAGCATTAGCCCTGCTATGAATCAAAATAACGTAGAAATGCTACCGACAAGCATTATAGACGGTGTAACTACGCCAGGTAATAACTTAATAATTAGAGTAAGTAGAACGCCAGGACAAGGTAATGATACTGCTTTGTATAGTAGCGTATCTGTATCTAATTTTAGAGTAAACTTTAGACGCGCAGGTGTATCAACTGCGTCATCACAAAACTCGTTTATTCCATACCGATAGGATTACGCAATTCTAATATTCGTCGTGCCTTTTCACGGCCAATACCATCAACTTGCATAAGATTTTTTTGTGTTTGTCTACTATGCAGTATTTTTGGTATGCTACCAAATTCTTGTAACAGCGCATCTGCTTCTTTACGTGATACACCAGCAATACTTGCTAATACAGTTATGCGAGAATCTAACTTTTGATAGGGAATTTTAGGAAAACTCTCTTTGGCTTTTCCTACAATATTTAACTGCGTATGATTTATGATTAACCAGTTGATAAACTCAGTCATATTAGCCAGTTCCATGTATTTTATCTGCGGAAACCGATTATAGAATGTGGCTTTAAAATTCTCTATAGTTTTTACCATTCTGGTTTTTTCTATTGCCAGTCTTTGTGCATCCGGTCTACCTTGGACAAAGGGCTTTAGGATAGAGCCATAGACAACCAGCATAGGATTGTCGAAATTTCTTTGTAAATCTGTAAGTTGGCCCACGATTGTCCTACTTCTACCTATCCCCATGATAGACCGGTATAAGTCGTTTATTTCCTTGGCTTCGATACCGACATCTTGGATAACATAGTCTGCACTCTCAAGACGACGTACAGTACAATCGTCGCCCATGCGACTCTGAATCTTATTTATGAGAATTTCATTCTCTCTATCATCTATTACCAGCACTATTTAGTGCTACTAATAAACTGGTTAATAAAGGGTTTTAGAATTGTAGTGAGTAGGGTTGTTGGACACCTTGCCATTCAGAGTTACTATTCTCTCTACTTTCAATGATGCCGATGGTACAATGTTGTGAGCCGCCGTGTGCGAAGACGCACAATTTATCCAATTCGTAGCCTCTCATTTTCCCCATGAACGTCGAATGGTAGCCAAATGATATGATGCTCCCATTTGGTGCTAAGATTCTACCGACTGAATCTGCTAACATCTTGAACCGGCTTGTGTAGTTTCCGTTATACATCTCCATAGCCTTGCGTAGAGCGTAAGGTGGGTCAAGGATAATTGTGTCAAATTTGTGTCCCTCCCATTGTTGTACGAAATCCACGCAATCCATTCGATAATCAGCAACAGCGTTCTGCTCGTCAATGTCATTCCTTGTCTCATCCAAATCCAACAAGGTCTTACCTGCGAACAGGTTCAAGACTTTACCCGAACTATTTTCTTCTACCCATCTCTTAATTTTGGGTGACTCAAAAGTATATCTCCGCAGGTTAGTCTGTATTATCTCTAATTGTGGAATCTTCATAGATTATCCTATAATCAATCGCTTATGAATGTGACTATATTATACACTCGCCGTCGCCACAACAAGAGATAACTTTCATCTTACAGTTTAAACAAGTAGAAGAACCGTGTACTTCTACAAATCCTTTGTCGCTAAAACACATTGGGCATCTCATTTTCTTTTGCATTGTCATTTTCAGTCCTCCATCGACAAAAACATCGCGCTATCTATAAACCCGTAGTCTTCGTGGTTGGAATTAGAGTTGTAAGTCTCATGTCGTATAATAGTTGTCGTTTTTATTCTTATTGGTAGTGTAATATACCAGAATATCCAGCCCACAAAGAGTATCTCAATTACCAGCACAAAACCAACAACCCTCTCCACTACAATACCCTTTACTCTTATACCACTTAGGAGAAGGGGAATTGTTGTAGGTGTTGATGATGTACCTCACGTTTTGTTTGGTTGTCGCTTCCCTATAATCTCTCCAGTTCAAGGTAGCGATGTAACCACATATTTGATTCTCAATGTCTTTCATTTGTTCTCGGCTCAAGGTCTTCTTATCTGCAAACCATCTTAGGTTTTGTGACAAAAATTGAGCCAATGCTACCCTTATCTCATGTCGTGGGTTCTCCTTGTGTATAGCCCTCTCAAGGCAATTAGGTAATGGTATGTCGAGAGCAGAACCTATAGTGATAGCCGAGGAATCAATAGTACCTACATCTACAGTATCTTCGGGATTATCTATTAGCCATTGAGTGATGTCAAATGTGGATTGATTAGGCATTCCCATGAAGGGGTCATACTTCTTTAGTGTGCGGTCAGGTCTCTTGGGGATAGAGTAATTCATAGGGTCAGCCCTAAATGCTTCGGGGTCTATGGTCACGGCCCATCTACCTCGCTTCGGATTGAACGTATCAGGTATTCTCGTCAGTTTAGATGCGTGACCTACACCATCCAAAGTGTCTAACCCTTTCGACATTTGGCGTTGGTATCTCTCTAAGTCTCTACTACCCTTTACGCCTTTGATTGGTTTGCTAAACAGTTGATGAACGTGAAAGCCTCTACCAGTAGCGACTATACGCACATCGCCACTCAACTTGAGACATAGCAAAGCAACATCTTGCTTGACCTTATCTATGCCATGAGTCTCGGTAGTATCGAAGTCCCACCAAGCCCTATCAATAACAACGGAATCTACATCGAGTTGTTTATACTCGATGCCGAAACCGTCCCACCCACTATCTTCAAACCTTTCGTAAGAGTATAGGCTGGTGTAGCAAGCACTTCTGCCGTTGAATGTCTTGACATACTTCTTGTATGAGTCTAAAGACCACACAGTATGACGGCGAAGCCCTATGGTGCGTGGGAACGAAAGAAGCATACTATCAACACTCTTGTTTGTGACCACAATCGCAAATCATTACATCTACGACTTCAGGTACATTCCCTTCCTGTCCTGTAACCCTTATAATTTTGTCGCTATCTACCCAATCAGAGTCACTACCACAAGCGGCACATACTAAGATAGGTTTACTCATTCCAATCACCTTCTAACCCCAACTCGGCGGCATGAATCTCTTGTTGGCATGACGCATTGAAGTCGCACCATGTCATACAAAAGTAGTCATTCCACTTCATGTCCCACTTGTGGGAGAATAGATTAGGAAGAGTGTCATTTAATCGTTTGTAAAAGGCATTAATAGACCGTGAACCAACTGGCTCAAGTATGGCTATACCGTTGTGGTCTCCTAACCACAAAGTCTTACCCTTCTTGCTACCCTCAAGTAGTAACTTATCTTCTCGGTCTACCACAAGTTGGTAGTCGGGACAAATATAGAGGAAATGTGTGATTGATTCGTAGATATTCATCTTATCTAATATCATCTTGTAGAAGCACAACTCTCTACGTGTGCGTTGCAATTTACCTACTCCCATGTTACCAGTCTTGAGTTCGGTAAGAATTAAGCCGCCGTCAGGATGACGCAACACAGCATCTATCATACCCACCCAAATAATCTCGACTTGACCTATACCATCAATATGCTTCTTCTCAAACACTTGATGTTTCTTCTCTACCTCTACAATGTCAAAGCCACCTAAATCCCAGGCTATTTGATGAAGCAAAGAAGTCATAGATTCTATAGCCGGGTCAAGAACGTCTAACCCCTCGTCTACTACGGCTTGAGGTACTGCATCGGCACCATCTAATAGACCTACCTCCATGACTTTGTGTACTTGACCGCCCCTAACCATAGCCTCGGTAGGTGGTGGTCTCGGGACATCGGCTATGTTATTCCACCAGTATTGTCGAGGACACATCAAGTAACCCATGTAGGAGGACTTACTTATCTTCGTGATGCCATCTTTGTTAGGCGTGTAAGAGGATAAGCCTATTTGCTCGGCAGTAGCAAGTTTCATTCTTCTTCATCCCCTATGTCATCAGGCGCATCAGTCCAACCACACAAGTTACAAACCTTGTGATTCTCCTCCACACTATCAAACATAGGGATGAGTATTGGTGCTTTGCAAGAAGGACATTCTTCTTCTTCTACCTTTCCTAAATCTTTGAGAAGGTGAAACAAAAGGAAATTGACTTTCTCCATATCTTGTGTCATAGCACCGGCCAAGCCACCGACATCATGCTTCAATCTAATGTAAGCATCCATGAGCGTTTGTAGACTTATGGTCTCCTCGCCGTCACTCATAGCCACTCCTCACACCCAGCGCATATTAACTTGTTGGATACTATTCCATAGTGGTTGCATATCCCAGCCCACCAAATCGTAATACGGCTCTACCTTCTTCAGTACGAACCTCTCCAACAATTCTTTGTATCCTATCTTAGCCAACCCCTTTATTTCCTTTGGGTCATCGAAGGCTATGTACTTACCATTTTCATCTAATGTAGTCAAGAAATAGGAATCCTTGCGATATGTCTTACCAATGTTTGCGTTGGCCCACGCCGCCCCAGCACTTGGGCCGGATAGAGTCTTGTACTTGGATAGGTCTCTCGACAATCTACCCTTCATGCATAGGTTGATGTCTTCCTCTTTACCCTCAAGAACCCTGTCAATCAAGTCCTTGATATAGTTAGTAGTCTCGATTTCGTTTTTGTGAGTCAATACACTATTCAAGGTAGCAGACATTACTTCTTTCATAATAGGTGGCATTCTTGATTGCTTCAGTTCAATACCCTTGACATAAAGAACATCACCATGACTAACACCCTCAGTCCATGTTACGTTGCCAGCATAGCGATTCTTAGCCATCAACACCATGCTACTACACCACTTCTCAAACTCTACTTCAATAGGAGCCAGTTCTTCGTTAATTAAGCGCATCTTTGCCTCTCCCTCTTGAGGGGTAGGTATGATGCAAAACACGCTGTCTGTGTGTCCGTAAAGTACCTTAAAGCCGTGCTTTTCAGCACACACCTTCAAGTCATTTAGAGTAGCCCGTGAAGTGTAGGTAATCGCCGCCGCGATTTTAGGGTGATACATACCATACTTTGAATCGCCAGCCACACCGTACATAGACGCTACTAAAGATTTACAGGCAAATTGCATAGTATCCCACTTATCTAAGCCGTCTTTCTTTTTCAGTCTCTTGTAGTGGTTTCTCAAATCGGTCATCTTATCCATCAATCGAACAAGCAAGCCTTTCTTACCCTTGTAAAATACTGTACCATTACCACAGTCTTCATAACGCCATTCGTCTATCGGATTCTCCTCTAACGTATCCCATGAGATATTATGCAAAGATGCATTACTATGATACATCGCTTTGACATCGAGAATGCCTACATTATCATATGCGCCTTCCTCGACCTCCATAATCTCAGCACCTTCGTATGGCTCAAATGCGAATTGTGGTCTTGTGGGAATACGTCTATCGAATTCCTCGTCTTGCAAAGTCAAACAAGTAAACATCTTGGTTATGAAAGGAGTGCTTTTCAGTTCACATTGTACGATATGTTGTAGAGATAAGTAGTGCTTTATTGCATTGACCTTCTCATCCAAGAGTGGTAGTAACGCTACGTCTTGAATACAGTAATGAATGTATGTGGCGATGTCGCTATAGTATGTATCGTGACCGTCTTCCAGTTCTACTTTAGTTTGTCCCAGTACTTCACGCGCAACATCGTCAAGTTTGTATCCCGGTAGTTTGCCGTTCTTCAACTCCCACAATTTAGAAAAGGCAATCATCAAGTCTATGCAATTCCTCCCTGCTATTGGTTGCGCCCAATCACCGAATTCGTATCGTATTCGATTTAGTGGGGAAAGCCTCTGAGGTTGCAAACCGTTGGCTCTACATCGCTCTATGATGGTCTTGATGTCTGCACCCACCACGAACCAACCAGTAATCACATCGGGGTCTTGAGCCGTCATATGTGAAAGGAAATGACGAAGCATATCCTTCTCGGTAGAGAAAGCCTTGATGTGGGTATCGAAAGTGTGACCGTCTAATTCCTTGTGGTCGCCAGGCTCTATGTCTGCATGAACAACCCACACATAGTCTTGTTGTGTGAAACTATCCTTGACTACTATCACCCTCATTTGATTTGTCGTAGGATGCCACTCACAGTCTAAGTACCATACTCGATGCTCGTAGTTAGGGATATTGTAGGCGTTGTCACAAAGTATTCTATTGGTGGTGGGAATGTTGGCCTCCCACGTATCGTATTCTTTCCTTACGCTTTTCATAAAGTCATAGTCTGGAGAGGTAATCTTAGTCAGTTCCTCTCCGTACAAACCTATGAAACCATCAATTGTGGTATATGGGAATACATCTATACCACTCTTGAATTTATCTTGTAGAGAGTCGGCTTCCTCGGTCTTTATGAATAGATAAGGAATTATCTCATCGGTTATAGTCTTACGATAACCCTTTTCATCTCTATATCTAATAGACACTCTATTTCTTACAAGCGCGTCTACTATCATAGATGACCCTATAATCAATTGCTTATCAATGTAACTACAAGTTAGCGAATCTACCAGGTGGTCTTGTATCCAAGCCGTGCTTCTTTAGCCACTTGAATACCGCCATAGGAGTAATGTCAAACTCGTCGGCAATAGATTGCATAGACCTACCCTTCTCGATGTACTCTTCATTCAACCACTCTCTTTGTCGGTATAGTTTCTCGTTGCTTACCGTCTTGGTTGAAAATTTCAGTATAACCTTCTCATCATTCTCATTGTAGAATTCTTCCGTTATGTCTACGTTTTCTACCGTCTTGCCACTCTCTATTTTCTCTAATATTTCTTCAACAAACTCGCTCAAGAGTATGTATTCTACTAATTCAGTCATTGTCTCACCTTACCCATAAATGTTGTCTCATCCTTTCTTTGTGCCTTACTTCTATCCATGTTTTCTAATAATTCGGAATCTTCGTTCACAACCCACTCTCTTACCTTCTTGCTCCTGTCTACGATTTTAAAGTCGGGATGCATTCTAAATATTGTAGTCAATTGCCTAACGCTCATGGAGAAGTGACTATCCTTAACTAACCTACCGTTCTCAAGGGTAGCATAATTAGCAGTATCACTTATAGACGATGGGCCATTTTCGTGTAGATAACGAGCAAACGCCCTCATGGGATAACTTGTTCGACCGAACCTATTAGTGTATGCCATAACCAAACCTCCTACTCAAACGCTTTTAAACCTACTTGTGTATGCCTCATCCCCAGTAGCAACCAATGTAGTCATGTCTTTATCGACTGTGACTCTATGGCTATTGAAGGCTCTACTCTCCTTCTTTCTCTTTTGTAGAATCATACCGTACTCATCATTACCCTTTTGAATGTTCAGTCCTTCTTTCAACATCAATGGGTTACCCTTGAATGGTTTGTAATCTACTTCATGGTGCCACCGACCATACCGCATAACTACCTTTGCTACGTCGGGGTGCATATCCTCTAACATTCTACTTTTTTGGATAGTGCCGTCTTTGGAATAGAATTGTTGATGGTTGCCACCGTGCATACGTTGTGTGGTTATCTTATCTGCTAAGAATGCGTTGAATTGTAGGGTAGCCCAACCATCCTTTAGAACCCTCAAGCAAATGTCGGTGTCTTCGTTGTATCTACCACGCCATCGGTAGGGAATGTCATTACGAATAAACAAGCATGAATAGATTCTTGTGTTCTTCACATAGGGTGGAAGTGCTTCTGCTTTATTGCAAAAGCCGGAATAGTTAGGGCCGGAAATAGCGATGTTATCATATCTCAGTACGAAGTCCTCCATAGCCCTAAAGATTGCTCCAGTATGTGCTTGCGCCTTTATGTTTCTATTCAGCCTATGAAACCCATCGAAGTTATCATCCATCACCCAATGATGACTAAATCCCATAGACATCGAATGCTCCCACGCGAAGTTACGAGAAGCACCAGGCCCAAGCCTTGGGTCATCGTCTACCCAATACATATCGTATTCGTCTTTGTATTTTTGTGGTGTTACCAAGAATTCAATACAAGAAGAACCTCTCTCGGCTTCGTATTGCTCCTCTTCCCCCTCCTCTATAATCATACGATAGGGAACCCCTATCACATCAAGAGCGCGACCAGTAAGTTGGTTATCCCATCTCCCCTTCGACACAACATAGATGGGGAATTGTGGCTCATTCTTCGTGGGCATTTTCATCAACAAACCTATGGATATGCTCTCCCCAGTGCGACTTGAATGGATGCCAAAGAGCCTTTGTCCTATCGGTTATCTTCTGCCCTATTATCTTGGCAAACTCATCCATGTCCTCCTTAGTGGCAAATCTAATCTTTATCATGTGATATGCATCATTCTTAGGATTATTATACTCCGGCATACCGCCTCTATCCCATTCCTCTTGAGCCGTACCCTCTTGTATCTCGGTGTCTACAACACCAAAAAAAGAGTTTTGCCTATCATCCATACTATCTACCTTGTTCAAACGACGCTTGTAGGACATAAGACCTATCCCATGCCATGAGAAGACCTATGCCTTGGTTCTTACTTCTAAAGTCAAAGAAGGATAACCACACAGGCCCATTGACGTACTTGAATATCTCATTGAACCCACCATTGTAAGCACACTCAAATCCACCGTTACCGACGAAACTATCTATGGCTATAGAAGATTCGGTAGCACCCTTCAAGTCATTACCCACTCGTATCTTGAGGTTACCGTTGTCATCTACATTGAATACGAACACATCGGGGTCTTGATTGTTTATGCCAGCACATCTAAACGCCTCAAACAAATCTACCGCATCAACTTGTATCCTAAGCATAGGTGGATACAACTCCCCTTCGGCAGTAACGTAGGTAGGATTGTCAATAGGCACATTGTTAATCTTCGCCGCCAACATCTCGGACTTCTCGGCCCACGATAGTAGAGAATCTCTACTGTTGGGGAATGCCAACGCGCGAGGAGTAGATTGTATTGTTGTCTGCTTGTTATTAGACTTGAACACAACCTTCTCGTCGGTTGCAGTTATCTTCATCTTGCCACCATGATACTTTAGGATACCCAAAACCCTCGTAATATCGGGAATGAAGATTGGCTCCATAGAATCGTTGTCATCATGCAAAGGTACTGCAAAGTGAGACACGGAAGAGATACCATCCTTGACTATCCAAGTGGTAGAAAGTCCTTGGTCTTCACTTGGGGTTAGTTTCACCCCATAGACTTGAGGGCCAGTTTGCCCTGCTATGGTAGCCTTTCTCTCTGTTTGCTGTAGAAGATTTACAAGGTCATTGGTTTCAATTATCAACGGCATCGTCTTCCCCCCAAGTTAGCATCGGTAGTCCATACCATTTAACGTTACCCTTCTTCACCGATAGGATTGTGTGAGTAGTACCTAAATGCTCCATGTTTCTACCCTTCATCTCCTCTATCTCGGCCTTTACAACCCACTCCTCTTCATCCAAGGAGGAGTCACCCTTTACTCCGGCGGCTTCGTCGGCCTTCTTCATGTATCGAGTTAGGAATATCTGTTGCGAGAAGTATCTCATCGTTCCCTTCTCCCACTCCGGCCTCTCTCCTACCTTCATAAGAACCTTCTTTCCAGACCCATCATTGACAAATTCCTTTATCTCCTTTAGGTGGAATGTGAAGAATATCCTATCAATGGGTAAGCCATGTAGTCTACCAATCGTATCCCTAAACATCTTGTTTCGGATTCTCCATTCTGCTTGGTTGAATCTATCGCCATCTTCGGGATTGACGGGATTCTTGCTTCGGTGTTGCAGAACGTAGGTCATCGCGTGTTCGCACCACTTCAAGAAGGTAGAACCACCATCGAAGATTACCGTGTCAATCTCGTCGGCTTGCTCTGCTATGAGATTGATGTACCAATTTACTTTGTCGGTTAGAGCAACGTAGTTGATTGTGTTATCCTCGTTGAAGATTGACTCGTCGTTCTCATCCAAGAGGGGAAGTACACGTATCTTATCGTCATCACCGTAGTTGTACTCTACGGTAGCCCCAGCGGAATTGTCTATATCGAGAATGACTGTGTTACCCTTTCTCATGGAAAGAGCGAGTCCTGTCTTAGCGCAATTCTCTCTCGCAACCAAGGCCATCCTAATTGTACCAGTAGACTTCTTCGGTGCATTGAAGAGGTTTCGATAGTAGTCTTGGTTGTACTCTACTGTCGGTGCGCTCGGCGTAGTCTTCGGTGCAGTAGCCCCCCATGCGCCACTCATTTCACCACTCACCATCCGTATCCTCTTCTACGAAGTCCGATACCATAGCCTCAACAGGCTCGTAGGCGTACCAACCGCTACATGAGAACCTTACGTCACCCTCTCGACCCATCCATGTTTGGCCTATGGCTACAACCTTAGAGCCTACACCAAAGTCGATTGTGTCGGCGTGCTTTCCACTAACCCATAGGTCTATTGTGTCAAGAGAGGTCATGTCATCGCTACCTAACACAAGTACCATCGCACCATTGTCCTTCGGCTCCATGTGTATGACTTCTCCCACAACACCCACTAAAGCATCGTACCATCCATCACTACCCTCGTTTTGAGAGTGATAGGAATCGAGACCACTCACACCAACCATGTCACGAACCAAGTCGGTGATTGGGCCATCGGGTGTACCGTTGTTCACTACCAAGGGAGGGCTACTAAAGACCGATTGCACACTATCGTCGCGTGAGAATACACTCACATCTCTAACGACGTAGGCAACGTCGGGATTCTTAGCACCCTTCAATGGGATTCTACCTGCGACAAACGTAGGTGGATAGAGCGCGTCGGCTTCTTTCCCATTGGCCCTTACGGTGAGTAGTCTAATCGGTGCGTTAGTTTGTGACTCCTCGCGACCCAAGAATAGGGTGACCCTCTCCCTCTCGTCTTGTGGTCTCGGCTTGCCGAACTTGAAGTTTCGGTCTCCCGAAGGCCAAGTCGGTGTCTTGTTGTCCCATACTATGTAGAAGAAGCGACCCTCGGCGTACTCCATAGCCTCTCTTGGTAACTCGGTCACGGTAGTCTCGGTCATCTCGTCGGCAAGAGGTATGAAAGCGAACAACGATGGGTTTGCCTTTCGTATGTACTCCCCTCCACTCTCTTCGTAAAGAACGACCGAACCAGCACGAACAAGGCCATTGATAGCCTCATCACTTAGGTTCTTCAAGTCCTTGAGCATCTTGTTGTAGAGAATCTTCCCCCACTCCTTGGAGCGAGGTACACTCACGAACATACCCACGTAGTTAGAGGCACCACTCCTTGCGAGGGCGGCGTTAGCCCTTTGCATCTTGATTTGTGCAATCCTAAGAGCCTGTACTTCCATAGTGGCCTCGTCCTTTCCGGCGTTGGCCCATATGTCTCGATTCTCATCAAGAACGGTAGTAGCCATGTCCATGACTCTATCGTTTGTAGTGTTCAATGTATTAGCAATATTAGCAACCATCTTTTCATCCATGTCATTCATCTCGCGTTTCTAAGTAACCCTACCCCAATCTCTAATGCTTATAATACTAACTATCAATACACATTTTGATGAAGTTTGCTCTAACTACATCTTCGTGTACCCCATCTATCAAGTCCCTAAGAGAAGTGATAACCGCGTGTATTACCTTCAGTTTGGAGTCGTTGGTGGCTCTTTCAGAATAGCAAACGTAGTTGAAGATAGCCATGATGAAATTCTTAGCGTGATAGTCCTTCATCATCTTCAAGGCGTTTACCAAGTCTTTGTCCTTAGTTGTCAGCATGAGGAATGCTCGACAATCTATCCCTTCTTCGGTAAGAGACATTAAGAATCTCTCTCGGTTTACAGTACCTTCTTGTAGACAATAGGATTGGAGTGCGCCTATTGCGTTTCTCATGTCACCCTCATTGTATTTTATGATTGTAGAGATTACACCCGGTGTAAGCATACAACCTTCTTCTAAGGCTATGTGATGCAATTGCCTATTCATCTCTTCTTTATCCAATGGTCTAAACGCCCTTACCGCACATCGAGATTGTAGGTAGTCACTTACCTTGCTTATGTCGTTGCAAGTCAGTATGAAATACCCTTGTGAATTCTCTATGACTCCTTTCAATGCCGATTGTGCGGCTGGTGTCAATTGGTCGGCTTCGTCTAACAAAATGATTTGCTCCTCTCGACCAATAGATGTAAGGGGAATCAATTCCTCCTCAACGAAATCAATCCCTCTCGTCTTCTTGCTACTTGCATTGAAGATGTGAATTTGCCAGTCTAACTCGTCTGCAATAGCGTAGGCCATTGTAGTCTTACCCACACCGGGAGTTACAGAATGAAAGAGATAATGTTGCATCACACCTTTGTCAATCATCTCTCGGATTTCATTTACAATCTCGTCTTGACCTTCAATTTCGTCAATGGTCTTAGGACGATACTTCTCACTCCAAATTTGGCTCATCAAAAATCACCCCTATTGCAAGTACGACATTCTTGACTTATTGTATTCCAACCTTTAATGCTCCCACACCATGAGCAATCAATTCTCGCCATGATATGACCGAGATTAGAGGGCTTATAAACTTGATGCTCTCTCTAAAATATACTGCCGAGTTGAGTCAAACATCGGTATGATTCTATCGTGGTGCGCCTTCTTTATGAATGGGACGCTAAAGGTTCTCTCTACCGCCAAGCAGTAAGTGATACCGACTAAGACCCCACGAAGGAATTGCTCATCATACTCTTCTGCATTCTCTATCAGTACGTCTACTATGGGGTTATCCCCCTTGTTGTAATTTGGGTCGGTAGCAAGAGCCATAGCATTCTTCAAATCCATAATCTCGTCCAGTGTGGAGCGTTCACAAATCTCGTCTATCTTCTTGAGGAATGCGCGTTGTCGTGCATCACCAACATTCATCCCTACCATGTTCATAATATAACTCACCTCATCTGACAAGTCTTCCACACTACAAGAATGACCCCAACGATTTTTTATGGTTTCGCTCAGATTTTTCTGGTGTTGGTTTAGGTTGTAGGTTTATATTCTTGGTTTTAGGAACCACCTTCTTAGGTTTACTGGTCTTTTTCGGTGTTGGTTTGGTCTCAGTAAGCGTTTGAACCCTACCTCGCTTTTGCCATGACTTTAGCACACCAATCGCTTCTAATTTGTCTGTGAGACAAAAGTGACACATTGGCGC